TATCCGTTTGCAAATTCAATAACATCATTTTCCGTTTGCTGGATTTTGGGGGTTCTTTTCAAATCACTGTTTAATTGCGATATCTGATTTGCCATGGTTCCCTCGATGGTCGGATTTGCCTGTCGTGCATCGAGGGCACTTCCGGCTTCTGTTGCAGTGTTATTGTTCACTATTGCTGGCTTGCCATCCAGATCACTATATTTTCCGGAAAATGCGACCGTCTTTAAATCCGTAAAGAATTTAGCAATCTTCCCCAAGATCTTCGGCATTTTTTCCTTGGATGCAATGTTTTCTCTTTTTTCTGCCACTGTAAACTCCGGCTCCTGTAATGCATCCGTTGCATTTTCTCTTGTTTTCATCTGCTCATCAATCTTTTTCAGATTGGCATTCACGACTTCCACATCATAATCATCCTGCGGATCATCCATCTGCAGATCATAATACTTTGTCTTTGTCATGGCAGAACCTCCTCTCTCAACTGTCTGTGTGTATAGTTATGTAACTGTGCATGCGTAAATTTGTGTAAAACTGCATGCGTATTATAAATAAGAAGAACTTTGTAGCATATATCCTCTGGTGACATACGCCGGATCAGTTCTTCAACAACTCCGACACGATCCGCTACATTCAATTTCAGATGCACGAGTATGTAATAATGCTCCTCATCTGAATACAGATCATAATTGTTTTCTCCTAGGCTGGCATTTAAACATTTTACAAGTGTCGGATGCGTATACGGTATCCGTTCATTCCACCGCATTGACACACGCGACCGACGGAGTTCTAAATTTTCACCAGCACCTGGAATGATATGTAAGATTCTTTCGAACCGCTCGATGCCTTCTGCATCTGAAGTCTCTATGAATGCATTTCGTAATATTTTAGTAGTATCCATGTTAAGAGCCGCCACCTGTTTATCCTCGCTCTGCATCAATTGCTTCATTTCTTCAAACTGTTGCATAAACGGCGGCAGATAATCAATCATTTTTTTAGCCACTTACATCACCCCTTACCGGAATTGCATCCTCATCCAATGTTACATTTTCAGATGCACCATTCAGTTTCACATCTGTAATATCCAATATCCCATCAATCATAAGCAACCGGGATTCAATCTGGCTCTTACGCACCACCAGGTTATCTTCATTACTCCAATCAACAGAAAGTTCTGTAAAATACCCATCTATTGTCGACTGCATATCGGATTTCAAGGATTCAAATGAATATCCGTTCTTATATACCGCAGTAACTGTCACAGCAACAGGAATTTCTTTCACTCCCATAATCTTTACCACATGTCCGATAGGTGCCAGCCCATATCCCTCCCCTGTCTTATCATCCGGGTCAACATCATTCTGCACTTTCTGTACTAATGTAGCAGATGGAGCTTTAAACTCTGAGGATATGATATACACCCGAACAGTGCCACCCACTGTCAGTAATTTGTCCTTTGCCGCATCATGTACCGCTTTCAGCCATGCAAATACTTCGGCCCCAACGGTTTCCGCAGACTGCTTTCCAATCCACTCAGTAACTGCAGCAACAGGAATAAACTTTACTGGATCATATCCTTTTTCCCACATCCGGATAACTTTGCATGCACCAACTCCATCAATGGCCGATATACGCTCCTTATAATCCGGATTATTGCCGCAGAATCCTGTATTGGAAAATCCCTCGTAATAACGTTCACGGAAATCTTCCACATCTTCCTCATCCTCGCCGGGAATCAAGACTTCGGTCAATTCCGCTGTTTCCATATCATTCAGATCATTCTTTGTTTCAATCATAAGCAATGATCCCAACTGCTGATTTCCAACAATACCGGCAGTCTCACATGTTACCTGATACTCTCCGGTTGCTGCATCCATTACAGATGTTACCTCATAGTTCAGATCACCAAGGTTAAACCGGTCCCCGATCGCTATGGCTGTATCGGACGGACTAACAACCATCTTGCATACCGCATTGGTCTCTTCTTTGGGATATACTCCGTTTTCAGCTGCACGCTTGATCAAATAATAATAGGATGCTGTATCTGCATATACCTCATTCACAATCATATCCATATCGATATACGTCTGCGCCAATTCCATGGCAATCGGTGCTATTGCATCATAAATTATCGATCCCTCGCGCTTGTCCAGCTTATCGCTTACGGATGCAAGCATTTCTTCCATGATAGAGTCGAAGTCTTTGTTTTCAAACACTAATATTCCACCTCCGTTTCCAATCCACTTACTTTATCACCTTCTGCCGTAATTACAGAGAACGTAACGTGCAGAGCTTTCTTTCCCACCGGTTCCATCTCAAAATCTTCACAAGATTCAAAACGATCATCTGCAGTAATTGCATCCGTAATCCGATTTGGCACTTCTGACATAACATAAGATAGAGACTTTCCCCTCAGATCCTGAAGCTCCACTCCATAATCCCATGAATAAATTACATTTTCATATCGCTCTGTGTTCAAGATTTTCAATATTGCCTGCCGGTTTGCCTCTTCTCCGTCTGCTTTGCCAAGAAAAATGCTTGAATCGTTCTCAATGGTTCCTATCTGCATTGCATATGTAAGAGACGGATCATTTTCCACTTCAAAGCCGGTCATATCATCTTCTTCATCGTCATCATCATAATTTGTCGGGATCATTCCTTCACCACCTTGTCTATTACCACAAACTCCTGACCGCCGCTTTTGCGCATCATCAACACTTCATCCCCAGCTTTTAAGGAATTGTGAATCATAATCTTTACATTTTCCAACACAATGTCATCACCAGCTCCGCCCGATCGGTCCTTCGTTTTCCATCCATACTCTTTCTTAATTGTTACTTCAACCTCATGGTCCGTCATGCTTTGTGGCACCACCAAAAATTCTTCTCCAATTTCAAAAGAGTTTGTAATTTTCACTTTCAGAGGATCTTCGCTGGTAACCACACCAGTCACATAATCACACATCTTTGCAGCCCGTACCGCATCCATTGCAATCTTCTTAATCAACTGCACCAGATTTCCGCTACTCACTAAAATCACCCCCAGACAAAACCAGGTCCATTGTATATTCACAATTTTTAAATGTGTGTGTCACTTTCTCTACCAGCATATAATTCGCAATTTTCAGATCTCCCAAATCAAGTATGACTGGCACAAGCGATCCTCCACGCACTTTACTGTTTCCAATCACGCCTGATATGGTAAGTGTACGCTTCTCATGGCTATACAATTTCAATAATGCCTGTGCTTTCAGCTTTCCAATATCCGGACTATTGATCTCATCCGTAAACTGCAACGTTCCCCATTTTGCGATTTTCTTATTGTCACGTACCAGATAAATTCCATAACTGGTTCCAGTATTTTGACTTGTTGATGTCTTTGTACTTCCTTTTTTCTTCTTACTGGATTTCTTTTTCTTATAGATCAGTTGGATCTGGTTATACACATCCGTATCAATCGTTGTTTTGTAGGAATAATCTTCCCCTGTTTCCGCATCTACCAGACAGGTATTTACCTTCATCTTTGCCACATCAGTCAGGCACAATTTTCCAATATTATCATAAAAAACATACGTCTTTCCTTTTACCATTAAAGTATCATCCAACGCGTTTTGAATCATATCGAATAATGCCGTATTGTCCTCAACCGCTGATCTGCGCCACCCTGTCTTTGCCAGTGTGCCGCATTTTAACAGGAAGCGCTTTGCAATAATCCGAATTACTTCATCTGCTGTTTTTTTACTATAGATAAGTGTGTCTTTGTTTTTCAGATACCTAAGCTGGTCATATACGGTATACGATGCCATCCCGTCCTTCTTGACTTCTTTTGTAAATACAAAGCCATAGAAAAACTTCTTGCTGTCCACAGTAACAAGAACTTCATTTCCCATGCCTATGAAAAATCCTTTTTCAACTTTTGCTGTGAAAGTAAATTTGCCAGGTGTGCTGTCTCTTTCCCATACAACCTTTGCTCCATCTTCCACCGGTACTGTAAATTTCTTTTTCCCATTATTTACAGTAATCATTACATTGCCAGCCGGTATTTTCCCCGTTTCTGCTTCATCGGCTTTTATGGTTTCCGCTTTTGCCTCGTGACGTGATAATATTTTCTGTAAATATTGCAGTTCCTTTTTGGAATCCTTTTTTCCACTACCAGATGAACCATTTTTGGTGCTTGTATATTTCGGCGTACCATAGCCGGTAATTGTGGCATTATTCAGAGAATATGATCGCCGTGCTACCTTATCGGATGTATTTCCTTCAATAGTATGTAACTGACCACCGCTGACGCTCTCAACAATACCCACATGGCTTCGGCCAGTTTTAAAATAAACAATATCCCCTCTCTTTGGCGTGTACTTCCCTTTATACCTAAACTGTCCTTTCTTTTGATACCACTGCATACCATAAGCTACGGATGCCGTTTTCGGAACAATGGAAGTAGATACCCCGGCTTCATGCGCACACCATGAAACAAACGAATGGCACCATGCAGCACCATTCGTTCCTGTATATACTCCATATTTGGTTTTATTGCTTCCCTGCTCCCGGTACCCGATCTCGCCAATCGCTACATCAACGATATCTTTCATCAGCTACCACCTCCCGGAAGTTTCAATACCGTTCCTGCATACAAATAATGACCATTCGATGATGATTTTCGTCCATGCTTACGAGCTGCATTTTCAATCGTTTTCTGGTTTAACTGATAGAGTTTCTTCCATGCAGATGCATTGTTCATCTGTTTCTTCGCAATTTTCATAAGCGTGTCACCAGATTTTATCTTGTAGCTTTTGGCTATAGCTTTCGTTTTCTTCCGTTGTTTTTTAACCGTAACAATCGTTTTCTTTTTTCCGGACTTTGTCTTTTTGTTTTTCGGTACAAGTTTCTTTGCTCCCCAGTGACGGTATTCTTTCAAGTTAAGCTTTACACACACATCTGATCCGTATTTATCTGCATCTTCCATGATCTCATAATCTTCAATAGTCACATCCATTATGATATCTTCGATAAGATGTTTATCTGATACTTTGTAACGATTAAACTTTAGCGTGACTGGGTTTTTCTGATTTTTCCATTTCTCCAATTTCGAAAGATAATATGCTGCTCCCACCTCTGCTCTTTCACAGGAAAAAGGGTATTTATTAATTGGTAACAGCAGCTCTGGAATTGTAATATCAGACAATCCCGGAGACTTAATAAGATTAACCTCTCCCTCATTTATGAGAGTTATGGTCTTATTTTTGTTATTGATCTTGATGTTAAGAGATCCTGGGGTCACTGGGAAAAGGACCCCATCAATATATAATTCATACATCTTTAGTGCTCTCCTTCCGCTGCTGCGTTCATTTCTTCTTCAATTTTGCTACGCAAATGCTCTGCCATTCCATCTAAATCCATATCATTGTTTACGTTGTTATGGTTGATCATCTCAACCTTGATCTGTGCTGTTGTAAATTTATTCACGTACTCACGATCCGCAATATCTCTTAAATACTTCAGATCCTCACTGGATGCAGATAATGTATTTGCCGTTTTTGCGGTATTCTTGGCAGTGTCTGCTGTATTTGCCGCTGTTGCTGCGTTACTGGACGCAAGCGCATTTGGATAATTATTCGCATTTGGAATATTGGTAGCCTTTGAAGATAAGGTATTCTTTATTTTACTGGTTACACCATCTCCCCATGCCGCCCCTGCAGTATATGCATCGTTGACCCATCCTTTCTGGTAAGTGTCATACGTTTTTACTCCTTTACTAAATGCAGCCGGCACGCTGGCATAATCTTTTGTATTCCCGGCAGCTGCTGCCGCTTTTGATGCATAATTATCTGCTGCCCCCGTAATTCCAGAATAGTCAAAGTCTACAAAAGGAAGTTTATTCAATGCCGAACAAATGCCAGATACTACCGTAAGTGCTGTAGACAGCATGTTGTACCAGAGTGCCTGTACATGACTGATCGCATTGTGAAAAGCAATTTCAACATTGGTTGCACATGCTCCCCCTGCGTTCCATATTCCAATGAAAATATCTGCAACTGTTAATCCCCAATTTTTAAAATACTGGATAACAACATTGATTCCACCAGTTATCATTCCGAAAACTGACTGCGCAATATGCCCTGTTCCGGTAAATTTATTTGCCAGTATTCCAATTAGAACTATAAGTGCACCTATTGATATGGCCACTATCGCTGCAGGGTTTGCATTCATTGCAGCATTATATATCCATTGTGCTGCAGCAGCTGCTTTTGTTGCACTTGTGGAAAGCAATTGCCATCCATAATAAACAGTAAGCGCCGCTGCCACGCCTTCAACAATAGGGCCTATAATTTGCCAGTTGTCTGATACAAAAGTTCCTACTGATCCAATTCCTTCAAATATATCAAGAACCACACCGGCTACCACTGCAAGGTCATTTATTGCATTCGTTGTAAACGTTTGGAAGCCATCTGTATTTGCAAGATCATTAAGTCTCTGTAGAACCGGCTGAAATGCCATAGTGGCATTATTTTGAAATACCGTCCACATTTGCCCCCATGTCATAGGCATAGATTCAAAATTAGCATTTATCTCATCCGTTGCCGCAAATACTGCTTGTTTCACAACATCTGCCGACAGTTCCCCATCTTGTGCCATACTTCGAATCTTACCTATCGGGACATCAAGATAATCTGCAATATTCTGAATCAGATTCGGTGCCTGTTCAAAAATACTGTTCAACTCATCTCCACGCAGCACACCAGATCCTAACGCCTGTGATAACTGCAATTCTGCATTTGCTGCTTCCTGCGTAGACGCTCCCGCAATTGTCATCTGCTTTTGGACTAAATTTGCGAACTGGACAACTTCTGCACTGGAACTAAATGCATCTTTCGCATTATTACCAAATCGAGCAACCACACTCGCCATATCTCCTAATGATCCTCTGACATCGTTTGCAGCCACATAAACCATGTTGTACAAATCGGCCGTACTCTGCAATCCGTCATTCATCATATTTAATCTGGATGTAGTCTGTGTGATCTCATCCGACATCTCCAAAATTTTTCCAGCCGTCTGAATACTCAGGTACGCCCCTGCCATTCGTTTAATTGCCGAAACTAAATTCGATGATTCACTTGCACCGTTTTGTAATGACTGATTAAATTGTTCCTGCCTTCGAATATTATCATTGATCGGACTACTCGCCTGTTGCATTGTTTGATTGAATTCTTCCGCAGCTACAGTTGCCTGTGCAATTTCATTCCGGGCAGCTTCCAAAGATGCCGTATTCACACCAGCATTCATTGCCTGATCCATATCATAAATCGAAGAAATTGCCATATTCACAGAACTGATGATATGCATAAGAGGGGCGCTAAAATTGTCTGCCAACTGTATTCCCGTTGTAATTGTAGCCATATCATCACCGCCCTTCTGCTTCCTTCGCTATTTTCTTTGCCTCTTCCTTTTCCGCTTCAATTCTTATATCTATACAGGCAATAATAAAAGCCTTCTCCTCCTCTTCTAAAGCAACCCATTGGGAAGGGAGAATGTGGAGCTTGTGCAATGCATAATATGCATAGTTTGCTTCCGCATCCCCTTCCTTAATTAGTTTTTTGCCTGTTTAGTCTTATCCTCTAAAGTGTCAAATCCCTGAAAATTCTGAACCCATGCAGAAAGATCCTGATATTCTCCCGGATTGTCAATCATTGCATACAAAAGTTCTCCCGGTGTTTTTACTCCATAGGAATCCTGCAGTTCCTTATTGTAAAGATCTGGATCAACAATGCTTTCCGTAATTAAATTATTGATGTATGCTGACGTATCCAGTTTTGGACGGAACATATTTGGTTTACCGGTCACCGGAACTTCTTTGGTATGGCTCTCACGAATTGCTTCGTTTCGTTTTGATGTAATCGGGCGGAACTCAAACTCCAAAGGATTGCCATTTTCGTCCACAAAAGCTTTCGATGGTGCATACTTCCCGTTCTCTCTCTTGATTTTGTTTTTTGCTAAAAATCTACTTAAATTTGACATATGTTATCTCCTTTTCTTTCCATATAAAAATCCCCTCATGCAATGCACAAGGGGAATATATTACGCTGCTAATCCAATAAGTTCCTCAAATTTCTTTGGCATATCGAAATCATCGAATGTGAATTCGACATCCTCATCAAGATAAGAATCTGATGAAGCATCGAACTTTGCAAGAATGCCTCCATCAATATTACACTGCAACAGGGTAATGGTCTGCGATCCTGCATCACTCGATGGATCATCATTTGTAATCTCCATTTCAAAATACACATCATCTCCGGTATCTTTGAAATTAAGCATCATTTCGCGAAAAATACTGGTATTGTAATGCATCGTGCAAGAACCAGTTCCTTCCCACGATACGGATTTATTTCCTTTACCGGTTTTTCCAAGCGAAGGAATTTTCACCTTATTTTTTTTGAATTTCGCTTCCATCTTAATCGCTGTCATAAGGTTATATCTCCGCTCTCCAATCGTGACATAACACTGGGCAAGAGCTGCAGAAATGGAATCCTTTGCCAACATTACATTAGACATTTACCTCACCTCTTCCTATTTCACCACTGTAGTCATGTACATAATACTCATGGTGTTTACCACCTCAACAGCATTCTCGACAACTACAGATTTCTTTGTTTCGCCCCGCATCACAGATACAAAATCACGCTTGAAATTTTCAATTGCACGTAAATTCTGTAATTTTTCCCGAATCTCACACAGTCCACTTTTCAGGCTGTTCCGCCCAGGGGCATCATTCGGAAACTTTCCACGGAATCTTGTTTTAAAGAGCAGCGCGTCATCATTTGCTAACTGATCCGCAACACGGACCGTCTGATTATCGCAGAAGAACTCGTTACATTCCTCTGTAACCGTCACATGTGTATTGATATCACTGAGGATTTCAATTTCATCATCATTTCTGTCAAATACAAGCTGTCCCTTTTTGATATAATCCTCCAGATCATTGTCGATCGGCTCAATGGCAAATTCACCATCGTACACTTTGCCCTCGCAGGATTTGTTTACCGCTGTGGCACACTCCACCCCTGTCAGCCAGTATACTGTAGATGCTTCAGGCCATCCTTCATCTGTTGTTTTGTTTGGTGTGGAAATAACACCCATATAGTCAGCATCCGACTTATAAAGTACAAGCTGGAACTTCTTGCCAACCTCATCACGCATACGCTTTACATATGCCACATACAGCTTCTTAGTTACCTCGTCAGTAATCACAACGCCCATGGTATTGAATCCATAAGCTTCTGCCTTTTCAAGATACTTCGCATGCGCATCACCATCAACCGTACCATTCGTTCCACCAGTCAGTGCCGCGGATGCAACTGCTGCAAGTTCCATGGATTCTGTTTTAAAAGAAACATAATCATTGTCTTTCAGATCAGCCGCTTTCTTGACATTCTGCACCTCAATACGGGATGTATCAAGATATGTTGTTACATTCCATGAATCCGGATCATCTATATCCTTTGCGATGGAGATCTTGATATCATTTCCACGGATACCGGTGTACTTTGCCGTAGCATAGTCATTAGCCGCTTTTACCCCACCGCCGTTTAACCGGTATGCATACAGTACCAAAGTCCCCCCGGCAAACAGATCCCTCAGACCTTTCATTTTTTTATCAGTATATCCATATCCGAAGATCTTTTTCGAATACTTCTGCATATCCCCTGTGGTAACCTTAAAAATTTTATCTTCTGGTCCCCAGTCAAGTTCCAGCGGCATTGTTGCAATACCGCGGTCCGACAGTGCCGCGGATGCAATCCCTGCGCTCACGACATTGATATACGCACCCGGGATTACTTTGTTCTGGGTTACCCATGTTCCTCCGCCAAATGGCATTTATCTCACCTCTTTCTTCAGATAATCGCCGATGATCTTATCCACCTGCGCGATCGTATAAGTCTTTCCGTTTTCCAACAACGCCTCCAACAGATCCCGCTTTTTCTTATAGCGTTTGGATTCTGCCAGCTGCTGCTTTGTAAATACATCCGCAAATACCTGTGGTTTTACTTCTGTATTTGTTTCACCCATATCGCATCTATCCTTTCAAATGTAATATTGTTGTCATAGTTTCCATAAGAGGAGCCGGAGTCTCTACCTTGCGGACGAAATAATTGTAATTTACAAAGAAATTCAGCACTCCGTCTGTAATCTCATGATGCATATCCGTCCCTCGTACCGGCCTATCTGCATCCAAAGGCGTAATATTCTCCAACGCCCATAACATACGATCAGCTACATCGCGGCATTCACTATTCGGATTGTCCTCCGATTCCGGGAAATACTGTATACAAAATGGATTGTCCATCAAATACCGTTTGGATGGGAAATCTGTCTTAGATGGATTTAAGAGGGTAATAAAAAAGCAAGGCTCTTTCAAGTCCTGCTTTATTTCCTCTGTATAAATTTCATAATCATCCCCAAACTCTTGGTTCAGGGCAATTGCTATCCCGGCTATCACGTTATTAAGCATTGAATGTACCTCCCAAGAACTCTTCCAGTCTCTTTTCCAGTAACCCAGGAGCCATACGTTTGATTTCATTTTCAGAAATAGTCATCATAAACTGCCCTTTAACCCATCCGTTATGGTTTGCTGTTCGATGTCCGAATTCTACAAAGCTCGCATACTCAGTTGGATTCATAATTTTAATGGTGTACTGGTTCCCTGATTTTGTAACTTGAATGCTATCAACAGCCGCCTGTACTCCTTCTTTATTACCTGCAGTCCACCCTCTTCGAAGAGTACCACCAACCTTGCCTGTACTTGCTGGATATTTTCCTACAGGTGTCCTTTTGATTACCTTTGTGAGCAATCTGGCCGCAAGTTCCTTTGCACATGATTCGCAAAAAGAATTCCTTGTATCCTCGCTGCCTGCCAATCTATTCAAATTTTCCTGAAACTTCACCAGTTCCCGCATATCCACGCTTCCCATTCCCATCATGCATACCTCTCTGATAATTGCAACACAATCTCCTGATGCGTCGGATATACTGCTGCCACACTGCCGCATTTATAGTTTTGTGTCACACCAGCCTGTGTTACTGTAATCTTTGCTCCCGGCTTAATCTGCACGTCCGGAGATAAAAACAGCTTTGTGACCTGTGCCGTCTTTGCCACTGATTCCGTCTGATCCACAGCACTGACACTGGAATATGACAGGCGGCAAAGTTCATCTTCCAATACCACAACATCTTTTTCCGTGGTAATCTTCGTTTTTGGATCTTTTGCTTTTTGATGCTCCATAACAGTGCATCTGCCATCATATGTGGCTTCTTGGGCTTTCCTTGCAAGTGCCTGTGCCTGTTTGATTGCATCCGCGATCATTTCCACGCCACCTTCCTGTATCTGTTTAGTGAGGACTTATAATTTTTCAGCACCGTGTCCTTGAAATTATTATCAACATACTGTTGGAAAGATGTAGAGGTATCTCCCTCAGAGATAGAAGAAACCGTTCCAACTGCTGCCGTCTCACTTCCAATATTCTCATTCCGGTACAGATCCATTGCCATGCGGTAGCCGGTATTCACAAGTCCATCCGGCATTTCCTCCACATGACAATAGTTCTTTATGGTCTCCTCTACGTCCGCAATGACAAATTCAAGAATCACATCCTTGGAATCATCCTCAATTCCAAGAAGTGCCTTTAACTTTGCCAGATCCATAGGCTTACCCGATCTTGTGTTTGATAGCCACGATTCTAAGCTGCTTTGGCTCGTATACCGGATTCCAGTTCTCTGCCATTGCAAGCTCTGCTCTTGTTGGTGTCTCCACATGTTCACGCTTTGCTCCGGTGTATGCGATTCCTCTCGGATGCAGGATAAACGCCCTACGGTTAATCAGATAATCAATACCACCACCGGTCTGTTTGTCACGATCAACCTCTGTTGCTACATGACCGACCGGAGAACCATTTCCATATGCGATTGCTCCATTTCCAAACAGATATGTGGTATACACACCATTTTTAGCATCCACCGGGCAACCATCATCCACGGTCACACGTCTGCCCTGGTAGGTGTCAAACTCAACATCTGTAGAATCACGCTCGGTCTCAATCAGGTTCAGTTTTTTCAGATAAGACTTGGTCGCAGAGTGCATTGCTACGCCGGATAACTGCGCCTGTGCATCACCAAGAAGCTGGCACGCATCGATAAATGCAGATGCACTGATCTGCTTTGCGGCATCCGTCTTTCCAATAGTCAGATCAAGGATATGATCCGCCATTCTGGTCTCTGCCGCCTGTGTTCCACTATCTCCTGCGGTAGTGGTTCCAAACACACCGGACAGGATCGCGATCAACTCTTTCTGCGTATCTCTCGCCCAGTAACCAGCTACCAGATCACCGATCGCTTTCATCGGATCTGCTCCTGCCAGCGCTGCAGAAAGATTACTTGCTCCCCACATATTCTGACGGAGGATGGTTGTAGATACATCCTTGTTGGAGCCAATTTTCTTCGGTGTCATTTTTACGTCTTCAAGGATTGCTTCGGATTCTCCCTGTAAATCCTCAAAAAACGGCATGTTGTGTGTTCTTGCCGCTTCGGATGCAAGCGTATCAAATTCCGGGCTGTTTACCACGATCCCCGACTGGAAAAACGCGGACAGCTCCATTGTTCTGTTGATTACATACCGGTTAAAAAGCTCCGGTACGATCACGTCTGCAATTTTTGTAATTGCCATAAATCATCTTCCTTTCATACTGTTATAATGTTACTCCGGCGGCTGCGGCCAGTGCCTTTGCCTGCTCCGGATTGGATTTTAAAAGTTCACCCTGTTTGGTCAGATTGAACGTCTCTTTTGCGAACGGATTTGTAGTTCCGGCTCCTCCGGTACCGCCCTGTGGATGATATGGTGGTTTCTGCTGTTCCTGTTTGAACAGATGCGCCATTGCCTTATCTTCCTTATACGGTTTTACTGCATCCTCTACACCAACCGGTTTACCTTCCTTGTCAAATGTGAACTTGTCAAGCCCACCAGCTTTGTAGATCAGATAATCCGGATCAAGCACGCCCTGTTTTGCAAGGGAATCTTTCAGCGCGTATGTCTTTGTGATCTGCTCATTGGCTGTCTGCTGCTTTTTGAGTTCTCCCTGCAAATTGGTAATTGTTGTCTGCAGCGTCTCGTTGTCTGCATTGTTCTTTTTTAATTCTCCAATCGTAGTATTGAGCGTTTTGATCTGACCGGCAAGATTCTCTTTTTCTGCCACGGCGGTATCATACTTACCTTTGTCAACATACTGACCAGATCCAAGATCTGCGATTTTCACCTGCTTCTCCTTATTCTCCGGCTTTCCGTTATAGGCATTGACGGTATCAGACACCTGCTTATAGAGATCCTCGCCTAAAATGTCTTTTAAAAATTCCATAGTTTCCCTTTCCTGCACCGTTTTTAAGCGTGGTGTCTCCACAGCAGTATGCAGTTTTGATGCCATGCATAAGGGCAAATTGCCGCAGTTTAAACGTCATAAGGCTTTCGGACAATATAAAAACAGGACCCCCGGAGGAACTTACTTAGCGTCACCTCTGCGCTGTTCTGTTCATAAATTTCCGGTTGCCCTGTTATTACCTATTTTTGAGCACAAAAATACCACCATATCATTTCTGACTGGTGGTAACTTTCAATTTTACATCTCAAGCATCTTCCGGATCAGTTCCAGATCTGTCACTTCAAGTGTCACAGTTCCTTTCAACGGATCTATATCTTCAAAACGAAGTCCTGAGAAAATCAGTCTTTCACAAGACTGCTCCCCCTGCACATCTCCAACTGCTTCATATACTTTTCCTGCATTAAACTCATCATCTGTCTGATATTCAATATTCTGGCATAAAATGAATGATGCATAGATTTTCTTTTCTCCTTTACACCTTCTACCAAGAACAGGTGTCATACTCTGGTGCTCTGTGATCTCTATTTTCCCAGCAAATTGTGCAAGCGGAAATCGTCTGCCAGCTGTGATCACATTCAATGATGCGTTTTGAACATCTAATGTTTTTATAAGTTTCACCATACTATCACCCCTGCTTTTCTTCAAAATGCGGACATTTTACATTTTTTCCATTCCAAATTTCAGATGGAAGATTTTTGGGATAAGCATCACAATATTTTGAAAAATCGTTTCTTGAGCCTCTGTATTTACTGCAGTTCAAACATACGCAAAACAGATTCAGCTTATATCTATCTATTTCATATGGTTTATATTTGCTCATGACAATTACCGCCTTTCAAATCTAGGTTTGACATTATATAGTTCACACAATCTTTCCCAAGCAGCCTCTCCAAGTAATATGATCGCATCCTCTTTTTTCATTCCATGTTTCACTTCATCGTAATATTTATCTTGTAATTCATATATAATTTCGTCATATGTATCACTAAATGTCTTGAAATCTGGAAGTTTTTCTACCTGTTCATTATATTCTAACACATATGTACCGTTTTCCCCACAGGTTCTGAAACTTTTGACTTTATAATTTACCAGCAGATACAGATCTTCTGGGGACGGCGGCGTACTCAATGGATGATTATGAGTAACATCTTTTCCTTTCATCATTTTAAGCTGATACTTCGTAAATTCTATAGTATCCTCATTTCCCAACTGGCAATTTACCGCTTTCCCATTGTCAAATATAACTCCAACCTCATGGTCGAACTTGCAGATTTCCGACTCGACCGTATCCACATTTTTACCCTTGAAATCATAATAGTTCGGGTTGCTTTTATTATTGTTTGTGATAATCCCCAACCGGTCTTTCGCTGCATTGTTACCATCTGCAAAAGAGGATTTCCACTCTTCATATGTCATATTGCCCGGTACATAATATGTTTTTCCATCTTCACCACGCGCTGCACGTTCTCCCGGCACTCCAAAATCATCTTCGAAGTATGGGCAGGTACACCCACGGCAGTTCGGATGGAACGGCGGAGCTGTCACACCAATTTCATACTGACTCATAGGGAAATGCTGCCCGTCCATAGAACCACAAAGGCTGCATGTAAAACTATCTAATGTTTCCAATATTTCAAACTGTTCCACCCCAAGTTCTGCAAAACAATCCTTTTGCGCTGCATTGGAAAAAGCCGCCTGTTCTGTCATAACCAAGCGGCCCGCGTTCTGTTTTGATACATTCATCTTCCGTGCCAGTGCATCAATCGTCTTCTGCGGATCAGCCCCGGTGATGATATTCTGTACCATGGTGGCGTTCAATTCATTGACTAGCTTCTGTTTGTTCGTCCAGATCCGGTCTGAAAACGTTTGCCCGTCTGCCGCCCAAGGCTTATGGACCACTGTATCAATCAACCGGTCATTCGGAGATGCAAAACTCCATCCTGTTCCAATCCCCTTCTGAATTTCATAGGCAGTATGGAGAAACCCAGATTGATAAACATCACGGATTGTAGAATCAACACTATCAAGCTGATTACCGAACATCACTTCCAATGACTGCTGCATTTGAAGCTTCAATGCCTCCAGCCGATTGATGTGTACTTTTGCGGAAGCATTTTCCAATTCCTTCATCCACTGACCATTGATAGCATTTTCTTTTCCGTACCGTATGTACTGCTCGACATCCCATTTCAGTTCATCCAATTCACTGGAATTTAATAACCGGCGTGCTTCCACAAGAGAAATCGCGTTATTATTTGCAAAACGCTGATACCAGGCATTGATTTTCGCTTCCATCTGCCGCTGTGCTACAAGATATTGCTTTTCGATATCTGCATAGCACTGCAGCCCTTGCTGATGCTGGGATTCCTCTATCTGCTTGAAGCGTTTTTTCCAATATGCACCGTTTTTCATTCATCCTGCCCCGTATCGCCATCGTTGTTGTCCTGATTGTTATCTGTTTTATTCTGATTCGTAAATGCTCCCGAATACAGATCAGCTTTTTCCTGCACTTCTTTTTCTTCTTTTTCGATCTGCTTCAATTCTTCATCTGCATCTTCCACAAGCGGATGATTTTTCAGAATCGTCTTTTTACTTACAATTCCTACGGAATCCTTGCAGATCTGCGCCTGCTCCGTATCATTCTTGATACAGGTACGGGTCCATGTCTGGATAATCGTACCACACTGAATGCCAAGCACTTTGCAGATTGCTCGCACCAACCGCGAAAACCCAAGCCGGAACTCTGTCTCCATCAATCCTACTTTCATTTCAAGAAGTGAGTACATGAACTTCAACGCCTCACCCGACTGATTGCCGAAGTTCTCTGGCTGCGGATCAAATCCCTGTCCCTGTTCGAAAATTGCCTTTCTTGTGGCTTCCAGCACACTGTTTCTTGCTTCAATCGGAATCTCAATGTTCAGCGTAGACACCGCACCGCCCTCATCCCCATCTACCTTAATGGTCTTGTACTTTTTTAAATCAGATAGGAATCCATTCAGATCTTCACCGCCATATCCAGACAGTACAAAGATCAGCTCCTGTATATCATCCAGATCATTGATAAAGCCGCTGTAAACCTTGTCATATACGTCTATCAGCGGCTTAATGTTGCGCAAATCATCTGTATGGATATTGTTGTTGTAAAACGGGATGAACGGTACTTCTCCGAAATCATGCCGGTAATCGGCAACCATATCACTGGTGGCTGGATCAACAAACATTTCATAGTATGTCAGCAGATTAAGTGTCTCGCCTGCTCTTCGCCGGAATGCCTGACACTCTGTATCTGTCCAGTATTCATATACCGTATAATTATCCCCAGTTGCATCGTCGATGTCCGGATATACTCGCATGGCTCCGATCAGCCTGCGTTTAAGGCTACGGTCAAACACTGGGATGATCTGCTCAGACGGAACAACTGCCCATTCAAAACCATTATCGCCCTGCCAGTAATGCACCCAGCCGATGGAAGTATTGGCAGCATTCACACACAATTTCATGCAGTTCTTTGCATACTCATCACCCAAGGTTTCCGTGATACGCTTATTGCTCGCCGTACTGCCTACATCGAACAACGGCGGTGCGGTAAACGCATAGGACGCTTTCTGGTTCACGATCAGACCATGAAAGTTCCGGGGAATCCGGTTGTCTGCGTTGCGCAGCGGATTGTCGGGTTCCTCTTTTTTCTCATTTTTCTGCTTATCACGAAACAGTATGTCCGTCTCATTGCGGTAATAACGTTCTGCTATATCTGCACGTGTCACAAATGCCGCATGACCTGGCTCATATTTTTTTATCAGTTGTTTCATTGTATCAATATCCATTGTTACCTCACTTCAAAATACCGATGCTTCCCGGCTTGCGAATAATTGTATAGCAGAAGTACCGCAGTGCATCCATTGCATGATCGTGCTGCTTCACCGGTTTATCCTCTCCACGCTCAGATGCTTTCTGATCCCATATGTACGATCCAAATTCTTTAATTGTGTTCGGGCATTGGTCACTGATTGCGATTTTCCCCTGATTCAGCAGGGATGCCACAAATCGGATACCGTCCAGTACGTCATTTTTTGCTTTCTTGATTGCATAACCTCGTTTTTTCAATTCTGCTATGAACGATGCTGCAGATGGATCAATTACAATTTTGACTGGCTTTATTCCATCGAGCCACCTCTCCAGGTCATCCGCATACTCGGTATCTGTTTTCTGTTTTTCTTCATCACGGCCGGAATAATAATACTCGCGGCAGCATACCCACCGCCCGGAACGTTCTTTGCACCACAACAAGAATACTGTTGCATTCTGTGTACCATAGTCACAGGACACATAATAATTTGTATTGGTCAGATCAGCCAGACTGGAAAGCACATGCTTGGCAGTGTCGAACATATCATAGATGATGCCCTCTGCCATCGCCCATAAACCAAGAATGTACCGGCGATAGAATACACCGGTGTACATACTTCGATATCGTTCTTTGATTTTCTCCGACAGGCTTAGGTTGTCATCCATCGTAAAATGCAGATATAGAATATCTTTCAATCCCGGATCGCGATTTTCTGCCGCATCTTTCTCTTTTATTTCTGCTGTTTTTTTCTTCCCAAGATATCCGGTTGCCTTATCAATCCATTCTGTCTTAAACCAGTGATATGGTCCATCCGGATTACAGTTGAACCAATACTTTGAACCATCAACGGAGCATCGTCCGGTTGCCTGGTTCACGAAACTTTCCGGCATCAGCGCAACTTCATCAAAAAAGACCCCAGCCAAGGTAATACCTTGAATGAGATCCTGCGATCGTTCGTCTTTGCCACCAAATATATAGAAATAATTGGTCACGCCGCCTCGGGAAACAATGACCAAATTGTCAGCTCTGTGATCTGCCACGGTATAACCGCGGCTACGGAGCATCAGCTTAAGCCAAAATAGTACATTTCTACGGAAAGAGCCAATTGTCTTACCACACATACCGAAATTTTCGCCGTCAAATGAGTTCATCGCCCACATAACAAACGAAAGTGACATGCTCACTGTCTTTCCGGACCGGATAGCACCATCGGCGATAATGCCATCCTTATCTTTAACAGGAGAATCCTCGCACCACCAGTTCAATACTTTGCGCTGCTTCTTTGAAAATGGCTTGAACTTGAAAATCCGCTTAATCTTACTGATTCTCTTCATCGCCCCAGTCCTCCGCAGCTGTGCCGTTCAGAGCATCAAGGAACCCATCGTCTGCAATCTCCTCGCCATCGTCTGTCTGTACCTTGGCTTTCAGTAATGCAATCTCTGCTTTCTGCTTGTCAGTCGCAAGATCCATATGATCCGTAAGCCACTGCAAGGCTTTCATTCGGTCAGCAAGTTTTACCTTTACGCCGTCCTTACCCTTGGATACTTCGGAAATGATCGTTCCGTCCACGTCCGCATCATTCTTGATATTGACATGGCTTACTGTGATGGTCTTTCGCTCTCCTGTGTCCAGGATCACATCCACATCCTCATTTCCAAACTCTACAAAGTCAGTCACATCTGCAAAAGCAATGTCCATGTACTTCTGGAATACATCGGATTCACTTAGGAACTCTCTGTTGAGACGGTCCTGTTTCAACCTATGGATTTCCTGTTTTACTCCATCTTTCTCCAACAAACGATAGCCTATGGATGCTGCAGTCGCATAATCAACACCATACGCTTTCTGGTATGCCTTGGTAGCATTGAAGCATCGGATGTAATGTATGCAAAAAAGCTGTTGCTTATCGGTCAATTCGGTATTCTGTATTACCTGCTTGACTTCATCAGCTACAGCTTTTTTTTCTAACTTTTTTTGTGTGCACCCTTTTTTATTTTGTGTGCACCCCTTTTTTCTCTCCCAGTTGTACCTTTTTTTCCAGCTCTTGACAGTATTTATTGACACTCCATATTTATCTGCAATGTCTTTATATTTCATCCCAGACATATAGTCTTTTTCAGCGGATTCGTTTTTATTCATAGACATCACCGCCTACTTCTTTTAGATACTCAACTATTTTTTTCATCCTGTATTTTGAAAAGACATTGCTTCTCGTATACCAATCATATATGTTCTTGTCATTCTTTGCTGTATTGCACCTTTTACACGCAGGAAGAATATTATCAGCAGATGCACATCCACCCTTTGAAAAAGGTATTACATGATCCTTTTCTAACTGTTTTGTTTGAATTCCGCAATACGCACAGCATGATTTTCCACTTTTATCTCTAAAAAAATCCATGCATCTATTCCATTGGCTTTCGCTGATTGCATCTCTCTTTTTTAGTTCCGATTTACGAACAATATCGCAAATCTTCTTTCTTACATTTTTTTCGCAAGCAATTTTCACAAGCGTCTCGCATGCCTTTTCCTTGGTTATCAAGTCAATATTGTCAGAAGAAATCACATTGCCTAGACAATTAACTATATTGTTTATAATTCCAGTTGACCTAGAATTGTATTTTCTTTCTTTTGCATTAAAAAAGTCCCGTTCATCATCGTTCTGTTGAAGCTCGTTTTGTTGTTCACCATCCCAATGGTATGTACTTTTCCATCTTCGAACTGTACCGGGAGGAACATCTAGTTGACTTGCAATCTCAACCAGCTTCATTCCACCCTTATACAGTTCCCGGGCTTTCTCTGCCTTTTCGTTCGGACTTCTTGCCACTGCTGCCACCTTCCTGTTTCTTTTTTCTTCTATACTCTTTCATTACATGAGCAATCGCCTGCTCAGCTGTAGGATCATTATATTTTCCTTTATTCATGCTTCATTCCCTGCCTTATGTATGGAGGTCGCTGCTCCCCTGGGTTTCATGGAGCCGCTTTGCTATGGATAACAAAAAAGAGACTGCCGAAGCAATCTCCCTTTGAACCTTTGGTTCAGTATAACAATATCATACCTTTGGTATCACATTTAATCACATTTTGAAATTTTCCAGTGCTTTTTTATGAATTCTATGTGTATGCTGCCAACTATGATTTATTTTTACACAGATGTCTTCCCACTTCATCAGTCTTATGTACCGATACACCAGCACATCCTTTTCATCCTCATTATCCATGCGTTCTATCTTGTCCGTGATTTCCTTGCAGATTTTAATTCTCCGATACCTGGCTTTCATGTATCGTCTTTCCTCTTCATCCAGTAGTGCAGCGTAACCGGATAGATCGGTGTTGTTGTGTGCATGTGGCATACCGTCATTGTCGGCGGATGGCATGATCTTACTTAAGCGCATTTCTGTTATCTTTTCCTCGCTGCGTTTCATCTGACGCACTGCTTTTTCGTATTCTCTTAAATATTCCTTTTTCTTCTCTATTTCTGTCAATTCTTATCCTCCATATTTCTTAACCTCATGCCATAATTATAAATCAGCATTTCATAGTATTTGTACCAATTTAGGGTACAAAAAAGAGAGCCTAGTTTTTAAGCTCTCTGATTTTTTCCCTTTCATTCTTCTTTTTGCGTAATAGCTTCTATTGTCTTTTGTGTCTCAATATATTTCATCTCCAACGGTTTAAACAGGGCCTGCACATCTTGAGGTGCATCTATCGTTGAGTAAAGCTGCATTCCTTTATCTAAAAGTACAATAGCCTTATCAAATGCTTGAGATGTAAATCCTACCTCTTCTCCATCTTTCATTTTTATGTTTGTTTCTTCCTCTAATTCCGCAACTACACTATTTACCAGTTCTTTATATACGCGTTTTGTTCCTTCCATATATATCTTTTTAGTTTCTTCGTCAATATCCATTTTTTGTATCATAGCTTTTTGCTGTTCAATAGAGCATTTGTGACTTTTTATCACATAACACTTATCAATAAATGCAGCTACATTATTTAGAATAACACTTGCAGTCACAGTTCCTGCCGTTACAACAAGAAAAGTAAACCACAATGAGCCTATATCCATAGAATCAAACTTAAGGTCTTCCCCCTCAACCTTAAAAAAAGGGCATTTATACAGAATAAAGTCCAGTGATTCAACACATTCCCTAAATTCATTAAAGTCATTACACTGTGGGAGTTTTATGTCTAACCCTGGAGCTTGATTATTTTCACCCCCCATTGACTCATACAAATTAATTACATCTTGTAAGCTTGTCGACAATTCTTTATATCTATTTCTTATAATCTCCCAATCTGACGAACTTACCTCGAACTCATCCTTAGTTATTAATGCTTGAGGTATTGCATTGATGAGTGCAGCTGTTTTATCTTTCAAGAATTCAATTTCTTTTAAATTATTCAATATTGCGGTTTGTGCGGCATTCCAACCACTAACACAATATTGTGTTATGCCGACTTTTTTTTGAATAAAACGAATATTACTGATTGGCTCTATACTTCTTTTGCAAGCCATATAAATATTTCTTAACTTCATAACATAACCTCCCCATTGTCTATTCATGTAATAATTATACACTTATTACCAATTTTTGCAATATCACCACACCATCCTCAACTGCCCATTCTTCTCTTCCACGATCCGCCCCATCCGCTTCTCCATAATCTTTCTCACAATCCGCCGCCTCCGGTAAAAGCAATTTCTACTGATCGGGAGAATGCCGTGGTGTGCTTCCAACATATCATAGCTTGTCCCGATCACAATGGATTCTGTCAGATATTCCGCGATGAAGCTGTCTACCTGGTTGCAGATTTCGAATACTTCCTTTTCGTCCACAGACATTCCCCCTTTCAATTTTTGCACAAAAAATACCAACCATCGTATTTGACGGTTGGTAAAGTTCAATTCACTCTATTTTTTAGTGCGTTGTATACTTTTTATAATTTCTATCTTCTTTTCATTATCAATAAGTCCTCTTTTTTCAAGTTCTGCCAGCACTTTGTCTTGAACTTCAATATCTTTTATTTCTTCTGCTTGCATCATAAGATTTAATTGTTTACTTTTTAAACCTTTTTCTCTTCTTTTGAACTCACTTCTATTGTCTCGATATTCCATTACAGACACAGCAATAGTAAACATTAGTACTGTCGTTGTGATTCCATCTCTATTAGCAGAAAATATAATAAGCACAAACTGAATTGAAAGAACTACGACCAGGCATAAATAAGTAACTGCTTTTGAAAAATATGTATATGCTTCTCTCCACAATTCATATAGATTATTTTTATCTTCATCTAACAATTCTATCATATCACCATATTTTTTCTTAGATAAATTTGACATCATATTCCTAGCGCTCATTTTTCCAGTAAAAAATGACAACACAACAATTATAAAGTTAAGTAATAGATATTTATCAGTAGATATAAATTCTTGATACCATACCATAAATTTTTGCAAATTCATACCTTCCATAATGCACATCTCCTACGTCTATTATTTATATAACTTTACCATTTTAACCGTCAATATTCAATTGTCAATGTCCACATTTTTCGACGTTTTTATTGTCTATTTTTTTCAAACTACATTTCAAATAAATAATTATTATTTTCTCCTCATATATTACACAGCAGGAGGTGCTATATGATCGCTTGGTTTTGCTACTTGATTCTAAAATTCAAAGATTTTTCGCACAGTTTCACCGCAGACGCATAAAATATATAAAACCTCTTTGGTGATCCCATGCAAAACTGTTCAAACCTTTATTTTCTTTCAACACTCGCCTGCCAGCTTGCCGACTGCATGTCAGATGATGAAATTGCCATCCTTGCTGCTGATCTGGTAGTGCTGAGTGATATGCTGGCAAATATTGCTGCCAGAAATGCAGTCTGTGAAAAGGAATAGCTACGCAAACCGGAGCTGTCCGGTCTGTTTAAAACAAACATATCTGCTGTTCATCGTAGTAATATTTCTTTCTTACCGGTACATACCCACCGTAAAATATCCGCTTAACACGATCTCTCTGTTTCAGATTCGCCATATAGAAGTTGTCAACCTCTGGAGGTACTGAAAAATAGTATGCTTCCGGATATGGCAAATTCTTTTCCGCGCAGATTTCTGAAATTTTTCTCTGATAATAGAGGATATGGTTTCTCACGAGATTCATATTGCAGCCATCCGGCCAGAACGGATCATTGCACCCGTTCTGGTTTATGTCCTTCCATTGGCCTATTTCTTTCCGGATCTGCTCACTATATGACTTTACTTTTTTCTCCGGCGTTTCTTCTTTCATGACGGTATCTCCATAAAATCAAACAATGTCGGCTCGTCCACTTCATTCTCCGCTGCCTGCAAATAGCCGACACCATCCCGGAAGTAATCCGGATTCAGCTCGCATCCTTTACCATTCCTGTGCATCTTAACTGCTGTCATTGGAACTGTCATAAGACCGCCGAACGGATCATAGACTGTATCTCCCTCATTACTGTATCTATTGATGATCCTTTCCACAATATCCAACTGTAAAGGGCACACATGCATCTGTGCACGTCTGCGGCTCTGTGTCGTGTTTAGAGTACGCATTCTATTAATGTCGTCCCATACTTCTAACTGATTCCACGATCCTGGAGCAACGACCATGAATGTTGCCGGAAGCTTTCCGTCCCTGTCCAGATCTTCTGCAAGCTTCACATGGTCTTCATAGTTGTACACGCTGCCGCGGCTATATTCTCTATACACCTGTTGAAGGTTATCTACCGGAAATTCTTTCAATTCTTCTTTGTCGACCAGCCTGTCACCCGATGATCTCCAATATCCGTGTGCATCAATCTGCCACTGTGCTCTTGTATAGTCCTCTTTTGACTTTTTTACCGGTACATCTGCATAAGCTGTACTTCTGTCTGTAGGAAGTTTACGGAACAATAGTATATATTCCGGACATCCTACACCCATCTTGGAACCGTCCTTGCACTGCTCCGTCCATCCAAGGCGGTATGTCTGGTTATTTTCACGAACCACATCGGTCACGACCGTAATCATGCCAAAATACTGGAAACCATGCTTTATATAATGGCTGATGCATTGCGCGTGAAATGGTTCAATAGTTGGCATCCCGGTACCAGTTGCATTTCCAAATAATACACGATCCTTAACATGGATTGCTGCCACACGCCCCGGCTTAAGCACCCGAAGCAGTTCCGGTGTGAGGAAATCCATCTGCTCAAAGAACCGGTCCGTGTTCTGGTTATGCCCGAAATCGTTATAATTGGCACTGTACTCGTAATGGTTACCGAATGGAATCGAGGTATGTATCAGATCAATACTGTTTGTTTCCATTGCTCGTGTTTCCTCTACGCAATCCCCATATACCGCTTCATAATGGTTTCCTCTCACTGTTCTCTCTTCTCTGCTACCTTCCACGCCCATCTTCCTTTCTAACCGCTGTGTCTTATTTTCCGAGTTAAGACCATACTTCTTTACAATCTCGATCATTTTTGCAACCATGTGATTGTGATTCTTCCATTTTTCAAGCAATGCTTCCTTAATCTGCCGCTCGTTCTCCATGTAGATAATGTCGATCACAACCGGTTCTTTCTGTAAAAAGCGGTAACACCGGTGTACCGCCTGAATAAAATCGTTGAACTCATAATCAATTCCAAGGAATATCTCCCGGTGACAATATCTCTGAAAGTTACATCCGGATCCGGACAATGATTTCTTCGTAGCAAACAACTTTGTCCGTCCATTCGAAAAATCAATTACCCTCTGCTCGCGCAGGTCATAATCCATCGATCCGTAGATATCCACCACTTCCGGCAGTGCTTTCTTGATCGCATGCCGTTCATTCTCCAGATCGTGCCACAACAAGAAATGATCATCCGGCGATTCTTCCACAATCCTTTTCATTTCTGTTGCACGGCGATCAATGCTTTCTCTTTTAACTGCCGCAGCTTCTTTCAATCCCTCGGCAGCTTCCTGAAATAACTGCATCTGGCCGTCCCGATCTGCAGTATCGCCATAATGCACCGGCAATTCATGCCATCTTACTTCAAGCGGCGGCAGATCATATCCCTCATCGGAATATACCGGATTGAGATCTGAAGGTTTCGTGATAAAAAGTGCCCAACTGCTTACCCACATCCAAAATTCATCTTCCATGTTTGGATATAAGGTCAGATTGTTTGCTTTTGTGCTGTCTCTCTGGAAGAACCGCGTCAATGCCTGCCCGGTATCCATTACTTCCAGATATCCGGCATAATGGATCAGCTCTTTGTATTTGTTTGGTGATGGTGTAGCCGTGGCTACCAGCTTATACGGAACGTTCTTGAATTTATCCAAGAATGTCTGATAAGTCTTGCTTCCGAAACTCCTTAAAACACTGGCTTCATCCAAGGATGTTGCTGCAAAGTAGTCTGGCCGGATATCTCCATCCCGGACACGTTCATAATTCGTCAACACGATCTGGCTTGCGCTCTGCTCCACTTCTTCCATTGTCCGGCAATACTCCGGCTTTTCATATCCAAGCACTTCCACCGCATCATGTGTAAACTCCTGCTTAACTCCAAGCGGCAACACGATCAATGCACGACCGCTGCTATGTTCTGCTGCCAAGTGGCAAAACTCAATTTCCTGTACCGTCTTTCCAAGTCCAAAATTTTCAAACAATGCACGCCTACCGCCTTTCAGCGCCCACACCACAGCATCCCTCTGGTGTGGCTTTAATACCTTGTTGACTTTTTCCGGATCCACACTGAATCCGCTTTCTGTCGCAAGTTCAATCTTTGTTTCTAAAAATTCTTTATATGTCATTTTTCAAAAGGAGACCGCATATGCATCACTCTGGCCAGAGTCCCGGTTCCTTTCTTTACTTTCTTTTAATTACATCATGAATAATATCTGCAAGAAGCTTAGATAACGTTCCTAAAATCAAGTGATATAAAAATTCCATAGGTAGCACCTCCTTCATCTTTTATTCGAGCTCTACCATAAATATGGAATTACATTTTTTCACACAAATTAAACATTCTTAAAATGTCATATATCAGTATAAATTCTCGTTTACATAAAATCCTCTAAACTCATCTGCCCCTTGCAATTACCGCCGATGGTGGTCGGGTCCCACCCTACACCAATATAATCAAGCACTTTCGCCCATCCATAATCATTCCCGTCCTTGTCCTTACACATGTGGAACATCAGATAATCCCACTCTTTCGGATTGCTCTCATACAGCAGATCAAAACGATGCGGTCGTTTCTCCATGTGGATTCCGAAACCACACATACTGCATCCTGTACGCTGTGCCTTTGTTGTATACAATGTACCGTCCGGCTTTTTCTCAATCGTACCGTAAATCTCCGGTATCAGCGACTCCGGCATCTGGAAGCATTCTGTTATTCTCCCTGCTCTAAGTCCAGCAGCACGATACTTCTCTTTTAATCCATTCTTCCAGAGATCATCCATCTCCAAGACAAGTGTAAGAATGTCCTGCCTATGGAAGATAGCAAACGGTGCTGATCTAATCGTGGATGCCCCGAAGTAATTGCAGCCATTCATCCGTAAGCTCTTGGCGCGTCTGCCGCCCTCCGATGCCATAAGGCCAAGATAAGGCACGCTGTTATGTTCCTTGCCCCAGTCATCACAATTCTTTTCCTTAAGGTAATAGCAACATTTCGCTGATACCAAGAAATCCGGTTTCCCAAAGTCGCATCCTTCGACTTCGTTTTCGTACCCACCGAACAATTTTAACCACCGCTGATTAAGCTGCATCTTCGAATTCTTCTGCCAGCCACCGTATTCCCCGGTCTCTCCGGTTATGATTGCATGTCTGACTGTCTTATTCTTTTCCGTTGGATTCTGCAGCAACTCGATTTTCCCGGCGATTTCCTTGGATATGACCGGAAACCCGAATTCCTGTATGACTTTCGGTTTCGTCCATCTGGTCCCATCATCCCGCATGAGCGGCGGCACATTTATAATTCCGATTGCCTTATGCACTCTCTGAATGCTTGCATCCTCGAGTGTAGATGCTGATACTCCCGGAACATCAATTCCGCACACCTCATGGAGAAATATGTATAAAATAATGCTGTCCAGACCTCCAACTGATACATGGCAGTTCAAGCCACGCTTATCACACTCTGATCGAAACTCCTGTGCTCTGATCTGCGCGTATTTTCTTTTAAAGCTATAGTCCTGCTTTTCTTTTTGCATGAATGAAGCGATCTTCTCATAAGCACCCAGTCGCTTCATCCTGTCTTTTACTGATTCCATTTGTTTTTGGAGTAAAGAGCTCTTTTACGCCGGCCGGCAAACCTCTCACTCCTTTCTGTCCTTTTTTTCGTACACCATCCATGTTATCCTAAAAAAGATTGGAGGTGAAAATATGATGTCTGAAATTTTAAACCAAGCAACCTTATTTTTCTCAATGTTTTCTGGTATTTTTCAAGGGTTTTGCATTGTTATAAAATGTATTGTTAAAAATCCTTTTTTACTATTTCTTTTGGTACTTGGTATACTTAGCGCCACTATAAAACACAGACGTAAATTTTAACTTTAAGGCACTGTCCATTACTTCTTGTGATAGTGCCTTTTTTCGTTACATATAATGGAGTCACTTATTCTTATTCTTATTCTTTTTCCCTTCTTTTAAGCAAAAATGCACAACCAACGCCACCATGCCTAAAAAAACAAGGCTGATCCAGCCATTATCGCCTATAATCCCCATACGCCAACATATTGTAACAAGCAATATGTCATTCATAAACACAAGATATGTCATTCTGCATCGCTCCAATCTAGCTTCTGACCGCAATCCCAACAATAGTTTGTATTTTGTCTCTCGTTCATCATCATTTCCAAACAAGCATTCCCGCATCTCGGACATGTGAAAATCTTTCTTTTTCTAAATATTCCACTTTCCATGTTTCTATCAATAGGCTTTCTTGCCGTCTGCATCTCCATCGCCGCCCGGCATTTTTCCGGTGTGCCGATAGCACGGTACTGCTGTAACTCTTCCAACCATTCGACAAGCTGGTCATGCTCCTGCGCACACAATTCGCATTTTGATATTATCTCTGGTACCAGATTGACACTCTTGCTTTTTCGCTTTTCTTCCGCAACCTCTCTTGCGTGTGATATAGCTTCATCAATCGTCATAACTACTCCTTTCAATCCATTCCGTTATACAGACTTTCCGACAGCTCCACCTGTTTATCATCAAGCTCTCTTAAGGCCTTAATGAGCAACATTTTTGTTTCCCTGCACGGAAAATAGCCGTATTTTGCATATCTCAGCATTCTCTCAAATGTGCTCATTGGATATGGAATTTTGTCATTGATTACAGGTCTTTTTAAGTGCAAGTGTTCAAAGAACTTATCATCATACATAACCCTATACTCTATATGGGTTTTAATCTTTTCTCCCTCAGATTCAACATCAAACGGAATTTCTTCTACCTCTGCACCCGTTTCATCCTCAATTTCGGCTTTGTAATATGCAAATTTTGTTATGGTAAAATCAAACTGGCTTATTATCTCCTCTGCTGCTCCAAAAATCTTGTTGCACAATTCAAGCCGTACTCCTGTCTTCTTATGGATGTACGCTTTTACATTGTCGTTTTCGTACAAGAATCTGTACTGCGCATCTTCTTCTGAAACTATATCCTCTGACACTCCATCTGAATATCCGGCAGTCATACTGTCGAAGTATTCGATTGCATCATCCCAATCACTCGAACATCGGAAAAATATATCAAGATCTTTTACTTTCTCCTTATTGAAAATATTTTTGAAACAACCACCACAGATAAATCCTTTGTGTCCTTCCATAAACTGATCCAACCAATTCAGCATCCAATAGTTGTCCCTGTTTTCTCTAATCATGTTCGTCCTCACTTTCTGCACATAACCACTTCATAGCACATTCTTCTGTCTTTTCGCATTCTCCACGATGAGCCATAGTATTTTTTATGCATTCTTCCGTAGGCTGACAGATAAAGTCAGAAACCATCGGCAGATACTTCGCCAGTTCCTCATCCGTCATACTCCGAATTTGGTCTGCATTACTCATTTTCTTTCCTTCCCGGCATTCCGCCCCTTTATGCAGGTGTTCCAAAATCTACAACTCGGATCGCAGACTTTCGTCTTGTCCCCATAGCTGCAAATCCTGCCACTGCCGTAGTAAGTAGGCTCTGCCTTAAATTTCTTGTATGCTTTCGGGTCCCGATGTTCCGGCTTGGAATCTTCGTATCCTTGGATCTGCCCGATCAGCTTTATATTTTCACGCTCCAGACGTTTGTCCTTATTGCTTTTATGTATTTCTCTCACCCCTTTTGGTAATGGGGCGATTGCCGCCCCGGTGTCGGCAAGTTAAGAACATGGCTTTTGTGATAACTATAATTCCGCACTTGCAATGGTTTCTTTTGCTTTCGCTGGTGTTTCAACCGTCCATCAGCTTCCGGATCATGTCCTCCTGATGCAGCTCTGCGATATGATCCCGCACGCTTTCTTCCGGGAATGCGATCTGGTAGGTTCGCTCCTTGATCCGATTCGTGATGCGGTCATCATACTGCAGCGTTTCCAGAGATTCATTACTTGTGAAAATCGTCACTTTCCGGTTTATATAACGCTCATTGATGATCTGGTACAGCTTGTCATTGATCCAGTCTGCCGGCCGTTCCACTCCGAAATCATCAATGACCAGGATATCTGTGGTGTAGAGTGCATCCAGCAAACGGCTCTCACTGTATTCCGCGTCCCGCCGCCATGTATTCTTGATTTCCTGCAGGATGGTCAGTGATACCGCAAATTTGACTGCGTAGCTTTTCATCAGCTCGTTTGCAATCCCTGCCGCAATCCTTGTTTTCCCACTGCCCTTTGTCCGGGACCAGATAAACAGTCCCATCCCCTGCTCCCTCTGGTTCTCAAAATCCCCGAGGTACGCTTTTATGATCCGGCAGGCATCCGACACTTTCTTCCTGCTGTCCCGCTCCCGGTACACATCCATCCGAAATGTTTTCAGTTCCATTCCCCTGAATGCTTCCGGGATATCCGCAAACCGCAGCCGCCGCAACATGATCGCACGCTCCCGGCACTTACACGGCACGGCTGTTTCAATACCGTCCTTTTCGGTCAGAATCCATTCGCTGCCCTTGCAGACTGGGCACACATCAGAACCCTTCGAAACATCCGGAACATCCTCGTTCTTCAAGCAGTTCGTTGAGCGATTTTTCACGCGCTCCAGTATTCCGTTGATCATGTTTTTCATCTGCTGGTCCATCATCCACTCCTTCCAGGTATTGCATAAACAGGTTTTCTTTCAAAAAGTTCTCCGGGTTCTTGATGTACCGGGCTGGTGTCTTTTTCCGCTGGCAGGCAATAGCATAATTCTCTGCCGCTGCAATCAGGCCAGCTTCCGACACTCCGGCATCAACCGCATTGCAGTATTCCGTCTCTGCCAGATAACCAATGCAGGTTTTCGGATAGGCTGCGGCAAAATCTGCAAACCGTTCCACGGGGGATATAGGGGGTGTGTTTCTTTCCTTCTTCCCTTCTTTCTTTTCTTCTATTGTTGTCGTTTGAATGTCGTTAGAATGTCGGTTGCCTGTCGGTTGCCTGTCATTTTGCTTGTCGGTTGTCTGGTACAAATCGTACTTAACCACTGTAAATACAGTAAATTTATTTGTCGTTTTGCTTGTCACTTCGCCTGTCTTTTTCAGATGTGAAATTGCGGTGCGGATTTCGCGCTCCGTAAGCCCTGTTTCGCCCGACAGCTTCCCGATGGATGAGACAAACGATCCACGTGGAACCGTTGTCCCTTTGAAATTTCCATCCTTCCAGTTGGCTTTCAGAAGCATATGGATAAACAGCCGGGTTGTATTGATATCTGTGTACCATTCCCATTCCAGTAGCCCGCGGCTCAGCTTTATGTAGTTGCCATCCAATCACTCCACCTCCCGAATCAGCACTTCTCGCCACCTTTCAAATGTCATTTTCATTCCGCCTTCACAACAATTCCATACACCTTATACATCTGCCGGAACCGGATCACTCCCATCTGGTGGGCAATCGTATGGTGCTCCCTGCACAGGCAGATCTTCTTATAACCCGAATCATCCACCTTCCGGCGGTTATTTCCCATACCGATTGCATCTTCATGATGGATTTCCCCATCCTTGCCGCAGATGGCACACTTTTTATGCATTAGGCAGTAATACAGATACCGCCCGATATCATCCGTCCGGTCAATCGCATTGTCTGAAAGTGGGATTCCCCACTCTAAAGCAAATTCCAAGATCGTATTGATAAACTCCCGCGCGGTATCCATCGAACAGTCAGAAAGGCTGAAATAAGGATCTCCTGTACGGATCATATGCTCATACTTCATCCGTTCCTTCATTTCTTCCGGTGGATAACCTGTCCAGTCTGCAATATCCCGGATCGTTGCATATGCTTTCTTCCTCTGCTCCGCAGAGATATGCCGCCCATCATCAAAGCGGATCTCTGCATTCTTGATCTTCTTTCTCTGGAGCAGACCACCAAGTTTCATTCCCGGAACGGAAACAACAAGATCTGTTCCATCACTGTTTTCCCGGTACTGCTTCACATCTACCATCGTATACATCAGTCATCACCATACTTCGATTTCAGACTGTTCAGCATTGTACCAACATTTTCTGCTGATAAACTGTCCCAAGTCTTTCCGTTGCTCGTGATCCAGTATTCAAGATTCACCTTATGTTTGAGGCACAGGTCTTTCAGGATCTTAATATTTGCCGGGCTCGGCTTCTCCTCATTCCTCGGAATGATGTTGTTAAACGGCTGCATTTCTTCTTTGAGCCACAGGTTAAATCCAAGCCCCGTATGAATTGCCACACACTTTACAAAGGACCGGCACATACTGTTCCATACCCTCTGCTGGCTCATGGAATTATCCTTGACCGGATTGGAGCCATTCATCACCGGTGACTGCATTTCATACTCATTTTCATCAATAACGACATGTATCCGTGTCTCATAGCATCGGTTTGTATTTCCTTTGCTATCTGTGAAATCTTTTGAAACCATGCGCAAAGAGCTTCCCGTTCCCTCATCCGGAATCGGCACCCAGTAAACTTTCTTTACACCATTCTCATGCAGCAGATCAATACATTTTGCCCAATTGAGATACGTCATTCCATCCCGTTCCTGGCAATATGGAGTTACGTCAATTTTGCGCATTTCTTCCCACGATTTAAGTGCCATACATCATATCCTCCAACTTCATTTCCATCTGTCCATCCCTGCCACTTCTATATGCTGCAAGGATGTTTTTATTGTTCTCCTTTTTCTTTTCCAGGCAGTCACATGATTCACCCGGATCAAGATGTGCCCCACAATAGGGGCAGGGTCTGTAATACATCACACCACCTTCCGGAAGCATGAAACCATACAATCTTCACAGTAGATTTCTCCGCCAACGTCATAGCAATAATCAGCCTGTATATGATCCCCGCAGCAGACGCACACCGGCCGTTGTTCCAGCCATTTGTCCTGCTCATCCTCATGCATCCGGAAGAAATCATAATTATCCGGGATCGTTTCCATTGTCGGCTCCTTCCTGCAGCAGATCATAGATTGCCTTTGCTTCACCTTTTTGCAGCAGGTCATAGATCCAGTCCGCTGTCTCATCATCCTGTCCGTCTATCAGTGCCGCATAGATCTGCTCCATCGGCTCGTCCATAAGCGGACACGCTGCTTCGGTGTAAATAAATGATCCTGCATTGTTCAGAATCTTTTCTGCGTCCTTGCAGTGCAAATACGCACTTACAAGCGATTCGATTTGACGTAAATTCATATTTTTCACTTGCACATTAAATATATTTCTTGTAAAATAAAGGCATAGCATTTTTAATGCTTATTTTTCTTTTGTTTCCCGAGAGAAACAACCCCCAATTAGATGGAATCATTGCTTTGGTCGGCTGACTCCATCTTTTTTATTTCCACATCCAACATTTCCTTGAAATCCCCATCATTTTTCTTTTCCTTTCGCGGGTACGTGAGATTCGAAGCTTTATTCGGATATTGCGGATACATACGCTTTATTCCACTGATGTGCATTTTTCTCCTTTCAACTGGCTTTCCGTAGCTGCTGTATGCGACGCTCGGTTTCCTTCCGCTCTTTTTCCACTCTCTCGAGTGTGTATGCCACATGTGCGATCACCGCGCCAGCAATTACCATTCCTGCGGCAATTATCCAGCCAACTCCTTCCGAGTCCATCGCAGTTGCACCAAACATCATAATTGCGACTCCTATTTCAAAAGCTCTTTGTTTCATGTTTTCTCCTTTATAGCTTGTCCGCACAGCCACCGCAGTGGCTACTCTACGCGCTTATAACCTGCGCCAAGCGCAAACTTGTCACACAACTCATCAATTTTGTTCTGAGGTATATCCTTGGGATCAATTTGTTTCCATTCACCGGTTTTAGAATCGATCACAAAGGTTCTGTATGTAGCTTTCTTTGGATATCTTGCCATAAGCCCACCTCCTGTTAATAGGTTATTAACTGTGCCTGTACGCGGTTCTTAATTTTCTGAATCTTCCATTTGTGATATAATCTCCTTACAGGACGTTGCCGCGTCCGAGTATTATGAAAGGAGCTATTCCAGATGATCAAAATAATTGATGTAAATTGTCCTTACACCAAACGATCCCAACAGATATCGGTCGACTATTGTTATGTACCTGTTATGGGAACTCTACAGAAAAACTACAAGAAAATGTCGTATGAATGTCCCATGTATGATGAATGTCCACCTGATTTAAAAGATCAATATGGTGGATGTTCCGCGTATAACAGTCTTCCTGTTGCTATCCACGATTAGTGTCCCCGGCATTGCACACCGATATTTTTACGCTTGACTGGCTTATGATCGGATCAAGGTTTTTGAGCCAGTCAAAATCTTTACATCTTCCTGCTTCCCATATCTCACAGTTACTCCCGCACACTTTTCCCAGATCCGCGATCTCTCCGTTTGTCGATTGTGCCAAAAACTCTCTAATGTGCTGTGTTGTGCAATCCATAGCTAACTGGATCTCATTCGTTGATGGCGATTTCAATTTACTCATCTCCTTATGTTTAATATGAAATATTATTTTTGTAGCCTAATTTTCTACCCTTGTTGTCCTCCATAATCCGTGCTATTCTTTCCTTACAGGACATTGCCGCGTCCGAGTATTATGAAAGGAAATTTTCATATGAATAATTTTATTGAACCAATTACCATTCGTAATTATGACTTGGCTGACTGGAAATACGAAAAAATTCTTGAGCAAATTCATAATTTTGAAGCATCCCTTGATGATGATCATGAAATTGCGCTCCGTTTAACTTCATTCGGGACATCAGTCACCATGATTGTCACAAGTCTCGGTTATCAAAACCCTGATATCCTCTATTTTTATGGTTTAGTAAATGGAAAAAAGTCCCAATTAATTCAGCACGCCAGCCAACTCAATTTCTTACTCACATCTGTTGAACGTGAAGATAAAACTAAACCCGCAAGAAGAATAGGTTTTGCTAATCCCAATGATGCTTCGGACCAGCTTTAGAAAGCAATTTTTGTCTTTCTAGCCGGAAATCACAAATGGCATCTACTTTTTTCTGCTGGCTTTGAACTTGCTTTTCAAGGTCAGCGGTTCTTTCTTCAAGTGATTTCCATTTTTTCTTTGAAATCCACACGTTCTCACTCTCCTTTCTGTTGCGGTTGATTTCTTCATATTCATAATTTATAATCACCTATATAAATCCAAAGGAGAATTACGTTATGAATATGAAACAAAATAAAAATTCTAAATTTGTATCAATACTCTCATCTCTAGCAATTGGAATCGCTGGATCTTTTCTATGGGAATTCATTTGCTCTCCCCTATTTCACAGTGTGTTTAACATTGTCTTTTCAGCACCTGCAAAGGTTTCATCTTTTATAGGCAGCTGGTATGCGACAAAAATATCATCAGTCAGCAATGAATATCTTGCGATCGAACTCCGTGCTTTTTTATTTGTGTTCCTACTGCTTCTCTTTATGCCAAAACTGAAAAAAGCTTTTCATACAATGCCATTCGTCATTAAATCCATAATCCTTTTCTGTTTGGCAATAGATCTTTTAACTGATATACAGGTTTCGCAGACTGCATCCCGCATTGAACACAATATCGAAATTGTCTCACCGTATATTACAGATCAAGAATATAAGGTACTAAAATCTAACTCATATTCAATGAAAACTATGGATGATTATAATTTGTTGAATGAAGCACTAGAAGATGTTGCCGAACAACATCATTTACAACTTCATTAACATCTCTCCGATACACCAGCCGATAACAAACACAACTGCGTATAACAACCACTCTTTTTTCTTGCTCACGTTCTCACTCTCCTTTCTGTTACTTTTAGGTTGATTCGTTTTGCGTGAATATAATTCACGTATTAAGGTAAAAAAATATCGTCTCTTTCCTTTCTGCTGAGACGAAGCACCTTAGTTAAAGATACAATTTCTGATGCATAAAAGTTTCCGCTTTTCATTCTGTTATAAAGTGTTTCCCTTAAAATGCCAGATTTATCAGCAATAGCTGACACCGTCATCCCAGATTCACTTATTTTTTCTCTAAGTAGTTCAACATTTGCCACTGTTTTATCGCCTCCCTTCCGTGAACTAAATTCACTATATCATCGATGTGATTTTATGTCAACACTTTTTAATAATTTTGTTGAATTATTTTACACAACGTGCTATTATTTACTTACACAATATCACAAGGAGGCTTTGCCTATGCTTGACCTATATAAAAATATTAAAGAAAGACGTTTAGCTCTTAAAATGTCCCAAGATACATTAGCAGAGCTTACTGGATATAAGGACCGCTCGTCTATTGCAAAAATCGAAAAAGGTGATGTTGATATATCTGAATCTAAGATAAGAGATTTTGCTAAAGCTCTAAAAACCACTCCACAAGAACTTATGGGATGGGACGAGCCAGAAAAAACCACCACCATTGCTGCACATTTTGACGGTGATGAGTACACACCAGAGGAACTTGATGAAATCAAAGCATTTGCAGAATTTGTCAAATCCAAAAGAAAATAGTCCTTTTTATTGGACAATACATAGTTTAGAATGCGGTGGAGGTGATCCTAAAATGAAAAATTAAACCTGTACTTTGACAACTGAAAATGGCTATAAAAGGTCTAGTTTACTTTTTCTACAGCCCTTTCCAAGGCATGATATATT